TATTTCTCCTTTAAGCGCCCATCAGCATAAATACTGACGGTGTTGGGTCGGTTACGATTGATGCCCACGAAGCAGTTGTTCCGTTCGTAGTCAAATACTTTCCTGAGTTTCCAGTCTGAGATGGTAGAGCATTAACAGTACCCCACGATGAAGTTGTACCATCTGTGGTGAGATATTTACCAGAGTTACCTGTCTGGCTAGGTACTACATACTGAGTAGAGTCTGTAGCCACAAGAGTCTTGCTGGAAGGAATTGTAGTTCCGTTGATGCTTGTAGCAGTAGCCACGCCGATGTTAGGGGTAGTAAGAGTTGGGCTAGTTTGCATAACAAATGTAGATCCAGTACCAGTCTGAGCAGCAACGCTAGTAACATTACCTACTGATGTAATAGGACCGGTCAAGTTGCTAGGAGCAACCGTTACGTTGTCTACGTAGTATTTAGTAGCAGCATCTTGAGCAGATGTTGGATCACCCATACCTGTAATCTTGTTAGTACCCATAGCGATAGCACCAGTCATAGTGCCACCAGATAGGTTCAACTTAGTAGCCAAAGAGTTAGTTACTGTAGTTGAGAACGAAGCATCGTTACCGAGGGCAGAAGCCAACTCATTAAGAGTATCTAGTGCTCCAGGAGCTGCAGCAATCAGATCATTAATCTCTGTCTGAACATAAGCAGTTGTAGCAATCTGAGTAGTGTTGGTATTAGCAGCAGCAGTAGGTGCTGTTGGAACACCAGTCAAGGCTGGGCTAGCAAGAGGAGCATAAGTGCTGGCTGCTGTAGATGTAGCCAACTTAGAATCTAGTTGAGTCTGGATAGCAGAGGTAACTCCATCAAGATATCCAAGTTCAGTTGTTGATACAGTTGAAGATGGAGCAATCTTTGACCAGTCAATAGCAGCAGATGCATTGATGTCAGCATTAGTAATACTGTTTGTTAGATTTAGTTTGCCATAGGCAACTTGAGCTGAAGCATTGATATCTGCGTTGACGATAGTACCATCAGCAATCATTGTAGATGTGACAGTACCTGTATCAGCCTGAGTTACCGCTGTACCAGCAATCTTGCTAGCAGCAATAGCAGCTACGCCCGAAATGTCCGCATTTACGATTACGCCAGCTGTAATGCCTGTATTGATAGTTACGTTACCAAGGTTGGTCATCGTTGCAGAACCAGCGATATCTCCATCAATGCTGATTACTGGATCATTTACATCAAAGTTTAATTTACCTGTAGCATCATCATAAGTTACTGAAATACCAGACTCAGTGTTGCCTGAGACCATAGCGCCAACTACATCTTCTGTAGCCTCTGTAAAGTCAGAGACAGCAGCAGAGGTAAGTGTTCCACCACCAGCAGCATTGGTGTGGTTGTGGGTTGCGTTAGTAAATGATGCGATAGTTGGAGTAACGATCGTAGGGTTTGTGTTGAAGACTAGAGAACCTGTACCAGTTTCATCGGAGATAACTGATGCTAGCTGAGCAGAGGTTGTAGCAGCGTGAGCAGTAAGGTTAGATTCTTGGTGTACGTTAGCCTCACGGAAGTCACGGCCAATAGCCATGTGACGAACCTTGGCTCCAGCTGAGTGAGCAATCGCTGCTGTACCGTCAATAGAGCGTTGAATAGTAAGAGTGTTGCTACCAGGAGCAGACGGGGTAATTACATCGACAATTTCTTCAAGCGATGTATCTGGGTCAATGACAACGGTGAAGGTTTCACCAGCAGCAGGGGTGATTGAACCAAGCAATCCAGCTGCAGAGTTGACAACCATAGTTGTCTGAGAGGAGTTCATTGCTGAAGTGAGCGTAGTCTCCTGGGATGTGGAGAGATATTTACGTGTTGTCATTAGTACCTCGTGTAGTGGATTCGGACTGGGAATTGGTCACGGAGCTTGCCTGCTTCTTCAGTAAGGCGTTGCTGGTAAAGTGCGAGCATAAAGCGAGCAGCATTGGAGCCAGATCCGTATTGAATCTTGGTATCGGCTTGGTCTGCTTCAGCAGAAGTGAATGTGAGACGACCTGGATCGATGAAGGATGCTAAGCGATAAGAAGCGCCATAGACGATTACGTCCTTGGTTGAAGAGGGCAATCCTGAGACTGTCTCGAAAACGTCATTGTTGTTGGCAAGAACAGTAGGTTCCTTGCTATAGGTCACCTGTACGGTACGACCTGGGGTAATGCGGTCATAGACAGATATGGTCTGACCACTTGCATAAGTTGTCACATTGGCCATAGGGTCATGACGCCATTGTTGGACAGGCTTCCACTCACCAGTGGGGCCAGGCGTGTCCCAGGATACCCCTAAAACCGTGTCTACGGCCGCTGGGAGGCTGTATGTGGACTGGGTGGCAGTAAGACTAAAGGTTGTCTTATCTACCCCGTAAAGCTGTGGGAACACCGCTCTAATGGTGTCATTGATAGCACGCTTAACTGAAAGCTTAGGGAATGTAGGAGAGATGGTTACCTTGGTGTTAGTGGTGTGGCTGGCAGCTGTAGTGCCTTGGTAGCCACGTCCATAAGGGGCTGCTGTAGCAGTACTGGAGACACGATCGTAGGTGTCAACCCAGATAAGTTCATCGTCGATTTCGACAACACCCTTGCCGATATTGGATACGCTACCTAGACTCAGAGAGAGGGCAGAGGAGTTGATGTCAGCAGTAAGGTGAGTTGTGCGATCTTGTCGCATAGTGTAGCCATTGAGATTTAGGAGAACTTCATCTACCAAATTGGCAAGGGTTGATGTCATTAGGACGATATCCTTCTTAGAGCTTCGGGTGCAGCAAGACCATCAGTTCCTGCTAGCACGTTACAGATACCTTGAATATCAAGGAAAGTTTTTGGATCTGTGCGTCCATCTTTGCGATTAAGCGCGCCTTGGATGCTTTGACCTGTTGTTCCAGCCCACTCATTGGCAGCAAGATTGTCTCCGACTACGTTCAATGGGGTACGATAAGTTCCACCATTAGCAAGTCGATTTAATTCAGCACTAAATGGTGAGCCTGTATTTCCGACTGCCATTATCTATACCTCGCTGTCTTTCGTGCAATTGACTTTGGTTGTTTGGAGAACTGTCTGCCAGCTTTGGTATCTTGACGCTTCTTAGCAGAAGTTGCTGCGTACTCTTTCTTGCTCAAGGCTTGTCTTGCCTTCTTAGGCAAGTAACGTTCTCCTGTTGCCTTAGAACCTTGGGTGCTGGGTTTACCAGATCTGGTTCCCCACTCTTCCTTGGTCCACTTAGACAAAGACTTTTGTTTGCTGGACTTGCTACCTGTGTAGCCACCACCAGCTTTCTTATACTGTTGTGCTACAAGTTGCGCTTTACGCGCTGACCATTGTCCAGGTCTACCGCCTTTTGAACCAGCAAGGACTCGTCTCTTAATAGACTCACGTAGACCTGGTTTGGTATATGACATAATTAACCGAGTAGTCCCTTTTTGCGCCAGTCGCCACTCTTAATGTTTTTCTTGATTACTGGACCAATTCCGGATTTTCTCCAGTCTGCTTTTGCAGATGTGGTCTTTTTAGCAGCAGCCTTGGTTGCCATACGTGCGGATGGTCCAGCACCTGGCATACCTGACTTGCTCTTTGCGTAAGAAGCACGAGCTGCGTCTGGAGACTTAGCAGCAGGAGCAGCCTTAGCACGGGCAGCAGCTACACGCTTAGCACCGTACATACGGGTTACACCTTGGATGAACTCAGCACGAGCACCCTTAGGAGTTTGACCAGCCTTAGCAAGGGCCTTGGTCATACCCATCTTCTTAATTTTATCGATTGTGGCTTGGCTTACAGGAGTATAAAGCTTTTCACCCTTTGATCCTTTGCCTCCACCTTTAGGCATCGCACCCTTTGGGCGGGATGCCACTTTCTTTGGTTTTGGAGCGTATGGCATTTTACCACTTCACCTTATCTGCCCAATATGCGGCACTCATTTTTCCTTTGGATATGTTTCTACGATGACGCGCCTTGAAACTCTTACGCTTCATCTTCATTCTTTGTGACTCCCCAGCCTTTGGCTTACCAGCAGTACTTGCGCCTTGCTCTCCAAATCGGATTGTCTTTACTTGACTACCCTCTTTAGCCACAACAACGTGTGACTTCTTTGGGTGGTTAGGAGTACGCTTAGGCTTGTTAAAGCCTGAGACTCCAGCTCTTGCTAGCCTAGGATCTCTTTTGCTTGCCATATTCACCGTACTTTCCTAATACTGCTCGAATGGTTCCGTTCTTATTCAGACGAACCACTTTCCCGTCCTTAATCTGGACAGAGTTAAAACCTCTATGGGTCTTATATTGTCCAGATGACATTACTTACCCTTGACTCTCTTGAGACGTGGGTTCTTGCGCTTTGCAGCAGGACTTGCCTTGCGAGATGACGCGGCGAGGATTGCACCAGCACGCTCCATCGACACACCTGACTTGCGAGCAATCTTCTTCTGAACTGCCTTGAACCCTGGGTGCTTGGCTGATTTTTTCATCGGACAAATTTACCTGGATTCTTGTTCTTGCTTGGAACTGGAACGCTATTTACGCCTCTAACAGTAGACTTAGAGATAGGGTCCATCTTTGCAATCTTGCGTTCTTTAGTACGACCACGTTCAGCCTTTTGCTGACCAGTCAAACTGGTAGCTGACTTCTGAGTAGCGCCGTAACTTTTTACATCATAAAAAGATTTACGCATCGCCATTATTTTTTCTTCGCTTTCTTCTTAACAGCTTTCTTCTTTGCCATCTTCATCATTGTGGCTTTTTCTTCCATCTTTTCAGCCTTTGCGTACATCTTGGCTGCTTTTTTACCCTTAGCTGTGTAAGGGAATTTCTTTCCGCTAACCATTGGCATTAAATTAACCCTCCTGTTGAGTCGTCCGCTTTGAACGCCTTACCTGCTCTGTTACTTACCTCAACCGCAGTCTGTATGTCTCGCATACGAGTTGATGACGGTTGAATTCCTTGTGCTCTAGCATCTCTATAGGCTTGGAGCTCTGCATCCCACTTCTTTGTGGACATGCTGGTTCTTGTTGATGCTTCTCCTGCATTCAGATTCAAACCTAGAATCTTGCATCCAAAGCATCCATCTACATCCGTAGGATGTGTTTGTCTATGTAACATCTGTCCCCCTAGACAGTTTGAACTGTGTACCCTGCAGCTTCTAGCGCTGCCTTTTCAGCAGACGATACTTCGTAAATGTGACCACCCAAGTAATACAGGTCAGCATTAGCCAGATCTTCAGCATACGGAAAGCGCTCTTGACGATAAACACCGTTCTCCTTGATTACAGTAATACCTCGTTCCAACTTGTATCTGTAGTGCAGTACGTTGTCCCCTGCAGGTCCTTCAGATACTGTTGGTGGTGTGAAGATGAATGGCATAGTTCTCCTTTAGTGAACTCACCACCAAGCAGGGTTTCCCCTGCTTGGCAGTCAATCAACTAAACTGTCGGACGGACAGACGATGCTGTCTCGATACGCCAGAGAGCTTCTGAACGGTAACGGTTCCATCCAAGTACGCCGTACCAGCCGATTGGGCGGAGACGCATCAACTTGTCTGTAACTGGACCGATAACTGTGTGTGGTTCTTCTGCAACTGCTTCTGCAAGAGCCTGTTGACCCATGATGAAGGTTGAGTACACACGGACCTGGCTTCCGCCAGCTCCTGAACCAGCCTGTGAGTTTGGTAGGCGTGGTGACTCAACGAAAGCAACGCCTTCGTAGGTTCCAAGCTCACCTGCGTAGATACCAGCGGTATCAACGTACTCGTGTGGCTGACGCCATCCTGCAGTTCCTGTTTCTGCACGAAGGTCGTGAGAAACTTCTGGGTGGATGTAGGAAGCGTAAAGATTTCCACGGCGTGGCACAACGTTTGCTGCGCGAAGCTTCGCTACTGCGTAGCGGATATCGCGAGACTTGATTGTGTCAGAACCAGTGATTGTGGTGATTGCTGCAGATGTGGAGAGTGATCCAGCGGATTCGCGGATTACTTGTGATCCACCATTGAGAACGTCACGTACGATTGTATCGAGTGAGTCGTTCATGTTGAATGCAACAATGTTTGCAAGAGCTGGCTCTACATCAGCGAGTGAGAAGAGATCGAGCTTGCGGGTTGAAATGATTGAGTTACCATACTCATTGAGAGTAACTGTAACAGTGCTGGTTGCAGGAATTGCAACTGCATCTGGATCGACAGTTTCTGTCAATGCGGTGGTGGCAACTGCGAGGTCATTGTAAAGTTGGAACAATACAGATGAACCTGCATGGGACTGTTGTGCAGGCTTCTTGTCAGCAACAGAGCGGAATGATGGCACGGAACGAAGAGCGAACTCTACGAGCTTGTCATACGCCTGAGTAACAAGGTTAGCACCGACAACTGTACCCGCTTGAC